TTAACATTTGATAATTATAATTTTATTTGGGCTACAATGTTATATCAATTTACTATTTTAGGTGGAAGTTGTAATATCAATATTAAAAATTGGAATTCTTCTGATGATACTATATTAATATTAGCTACAGCTAATGCATTATTATCTACTGATACTAAATTATTATCTATAGAAGATAAATATATTAAAGAATATATTAAATCATTTAATTTATTAAATGATGAGAAAAGAATTAGTGGAACAAATACTTTATTTATGATAAATTTATTAAAAAAAGGATATAAATTGAATAATTTACCATCAAAATCTAATATGGGAGGTAATGGGGCAGCTATGAGAACTGGACCAATTGGTTTATATTATCATAGAGATTATGATAAAGTTATAGAAGAGTCTATGATTGCATCAAGATTAACCCATAATTATTATTTAGGTTTTATGGGAGGTGTAATAACGGCATTATTTACAGCTTTTGCTATAAATAATATTCCTCCATGGAAATGGATAGATGAATTATTTAAGTTATATGATACTATTAAAAAATATTATCCAAAAAAGCATAAAATTAGTTATCTAGAAGATTATATGGATTATTGGAAAAAATATAATGAATCTATTGTAAAAAAAATAAAACATAAAAATGAATTAGATATATTTTTATATCCTAAATTTAGGATATCTTATTTATTAACTTTTCATCCTAATTATAATCAAGAATCTATTGATACACTTAAATTTGATTGGAGTAAAATGGGGGCTACTGGTTTAGATGTATGTATATATGCTTATGATTGTTTATTATTATCAATGTATACACCTAATTCTAAATTACTAAATTTTGATAATATTAAATATAATATTAATACATTTATAACATTAGTATGTATTCATCCTGGTGATAATGATACAACTGCCGCTATTGGTGGTACATGGTATGGTGCTCTTAATGGTTTTGATAATTTTGATAAAAATAGATTTAGTGAATTAGAATTTTATAATGAATTATTAAATATATCTAATCAATTAAAATCTAATATACATTAGATAACATTTCTTTAACTGTTCTTAATAATTCATCAGATGTTCTTTTATTTTCATATTCATATCTTTTACCATCTTTTGATTCTATTAATATATACGGATAACCTGGTATATCATATTTACTTATTAATTCTTGATTTTTTGAATCATCGCAATCAACATCTATAGCAACAACATTAAAATTTGGATTTTCTATTTTTATTTTCTTTATTGTATCCATAAATTTTTCCCATTCAGGACGGAAATTTTTAGACCAATAACACCATTTTGTATTAAAATTATATATTATTAAATTAGGTTGTGAATCTTTATTATTTATATTTGATGATTCAGATATATACATATCATTTTGGTTTAGTTGTTCATTTGAAAGTTCTTCATATCCACATTTATTTAAAATTACATTTGAATCTATTATTTCTTGATTTTCATCTAAATTAAAAAATTTATATAATAAATATATTAAAATTATTCCAAATATTATATAAATCCATATTGGAATTTTATTTAATATATTACAATTAGATGATAATGATTTATTTAAATTAGAAAATAAATCATTTCTAGAATTATTAAAATTAGATATTAATTTATTATTTATCATTATATTAATTAAGATAATATTTATTTAAAAATATTAAGAAAAATTTTTTTTCTATATATATATATAATATGACTAATAAGAATAAAGATAAAGATAATAAAGAACTTGCAGAAGTACTAGGTTTATTTACAGATAAATCTCATGCTTTAGAATATTTTTTAAAAACTGTTCAACAAACATTAAAATATTATGTAGAAGAGACTGCTGCTACTGCCACTACTCCACCTGTATTAAGATTATTAGATAATACTGAATTGGTAAACGATAAAAAATATTTAAACCAACATATATATGATTATATTACTTATGAAGATGATAAAGTAGATACAGCTTTTGATTCCAATAAAATTAAATATTTAGAAGAATATTTTAATATAATATCAAGTAATAGCGCCACAGCATTCAACTTTAAAGAACAATTTAAAATAGATAATATACTTAAACTATTATCTTCTATAATTAAAGTTATGATTATAAAAAATAAGTTAGAATTAGATAAAGAAAATAAGGATACAGACCAATTTATTACAGATAAATCCTGTTGGGATTCCATCTGTACTGCGTCTTATAAATATATAGATGATTTTAAATATAATAATAATTTATATAATCAATTATATGAAATATTTATATTTATAATAATTGAATATATAAAAAATTCTGAGAAATTTGAAAGTATAATAAAAAATAATAATCATACTTTTAATTTATTTTTTAAATATATATCTTCTAATAATTTTTTAGAATGGTTTAAAATACCTAAAAATATAGAAAAACCAACATTACATGAATTATATAGACATATAGAAAGTTCAATGTCACTGTTATTAGGAAGTGGTAGTAATATTAATATATTTAGAAATATATTTGCGAAAGTACATATTACATCATTACCTATATATAAAATACATGAATTAGGTATAGTAGAAAAGGATAAGAAATTTACTTATTCTATGGATACTTTACGTACTAAATTAATTTCAAGACTACACTCTATGAAAATAGAGGGTAGTGTAGATGCTTATTTTAGATATATTGATAGATTTCCAACACACAAAGCTAAATTTATGTCAATAGATACTCAACATATTTATAAACCCAGTACATTAAAAACACCGGTAGAAATAGAGGCATATATAGATGTAGATAATAATGTAAAATATAAAAAAATTGGTATGACTGAATGGGAGAAAAAATCAAAAATGGAATTTACTAAAAAGGATGATACAATGTCATCCGCTGAATTTATGAAAACTTGTAATAAATTATTTACTGATATACCTGATAAACAGGAATATAATGAGGCCTGTGTTGATTTATTGACACAATGTTTAAGTGGTGATGGTAATGTGATGGAAAGATGTAATGCTCACTTTAATGATACTAATTTCTATGAAAATGCAAAGTATGAAGTAGCAAATATTGATATTTTAAGAATATATGAATTATTAAAAGTATATGAATTTAGAATTATAGATGCCGATGATTATATAGATCGTGATAATAAATTGAAAAGAAAACAATATGAAGATTTTGATAGTTGGTTAAATAATAAAGTAGAGGATGATAAACTAAAAGCAGAAGATGCAGATATAATAAAAAAGAATGATAAATTAAGAACATATTTAAATGCCGTAGTAGGTAAAATTAATACAACATTTTTACCAACAACAATATCATTATCAGAACAAGAAGCAAATAAATTATTACAGCAATATGATGATTCTACTAATACATCTAGAATTCCAACAAAATATTCAAGTCTTAGATTTAATCCACCTCAACGTGTATCAATTAGATTATCTGGAGGTAATACAAATAATGAATTACCAAATTCATTATTAGATTTAGAAAATATATTAGATAATAATATATATCAATATAATATATTAAATAAATATATTAATCAATTAGGTGGAGATAATATAGATACTATAATAAATAATATAAAATATCTTGATAATGAATCTGGAGTGTATAATAGATTAAAACATAATTCTAAAATTAGAATGTCCGCACATATTTATAAAATATTTAGTAATATATTACAAATTTTAAAAAATAAAAATATGAATATTGATAAAGATGATAAAGAATATATTATTAAAAAAATAGAAGAATTAGAAAATCAAGAAACAGAATTAATAGATATGACGAGACAAATAGGTAAATATATTTTATTAATATTATCAGATAAAGAAAAATCTAGTAATAAAATAAAATTATTTAATGAAAAATTTAATAACATATTAGAACAATCAAAAGAAAAAATTAGTACTATAATGAAAAAACAAACAAAATTAGTTGAAGGATTAAAACAATATGCAACAATCAGAATACAACAACTACCATTAACAGGAGTTATAGTACCTTCGTAAATTAGATTTATAAATATAATTTATAAAATAAATATATTAAAATAGAAATATCTTTATTTTATAATGGGAATAGGTTTATTAATATTAGTATCTATAGGAAAAGAAAATATATTTATATCTGCAGAACCTGAAATTACATTTTTCAAAATAGCATATAAAAGATATACAAATTATTCAATAGAACAAACGCCACAATATTTTAAAACAACACCAGATTTTGGAAGGAAATGTACAGTTAATATTAGTAAAAATGCAGATCTTATGGGTATGATATATATTTATATAGAATTACCTAATATACAAATAGAAAATTTTAGTAATAATAAAACTTTTTCATGGGTAGATAAAATAGGTTTAGCATTAATTAATTATGTAGAAATTGAAATAGGTGGATATATAATAGATAGACATTATGGCGATTGGTTAAATATATGGAATGAATTATCTATAAATACTGGTTTAAAAAAATCATATAATAAAATGATAGGAAATATAATAGATTTAACTAATTATTCATTAACTAAATCATCATATAAATTATATATACCATTATCATTTTGGTTTTGTAATGATACAGGATTAACATTACCATTGATATCATTAATTCATACTGATATAAAAATACATGTAGAATTTAATGATATAGATTTATGTTATAAATTATCACCATCATATTATATAAATATATTAGATAATATATGTTTATTTGAAAAAGGAGAATATATTTATCAAACTTATCAAAATAATAAAATAATAGGTGAATTTATATATTATGATATAATTACTCAACAATTATTTTATAATCCAATATCAGGCAAATTTATAATACCATCTATAGCATATGATTCAAAATTAAAAATTATTGGTGAAAAATCAAATAATATAATTAATATATCACCAAATTCAGTTATTGTAAAAAATGATGATTATTTTAAATTTAATAAACCATCATTATTAGATTCATATTTATTGATAAATTATATTTATTTAGATAATGATGAAAGATTAAATTTTATAAATAATAATCATGAATATATTATACAAACAATAACATCTATACCAGAACAATCTATATCAACAATAAATTCAATTTATAAATTACCTTTATCTAATCCTATTAAAATATTAATATGGAGATGTTTATCTCAATCAAATAAAATATTAAATAATCATTTTGATTATACTTTTAATAATTTATCTATTATAAATAAATGTTTATTAGTTATAAATTCAATAAATAGAATGGAATTAAATTCTATAGAATATTATACAAAAATACAAAATTATCAATATAATTTAAACAATCATCAAAATGGATTATATATATATTCATTTGCTTTAAATCCATTAGATTTACAACCATCAGGTAGTATTAATTTTAGTAAAATAGAAGATTCTTATTTACAATTAAATATGAATAATTTTGTAAATTATCAAAATACTATATTAATAAAATGTTATGCTATACAATATAATTTAATTAAAATATCATTAGGAACATTAAGATTAGGTTTTGAATAAAATATTTTTTTAATTAATCCATGATAATTCAGCCATATTACTCATTATTTTTATTATATTATATTCTTTTATTATAGTATATATATTACTGGGTTCTATATTATCACTAGTAATAGTAATAGTAACATCATCAAAATTAGTAAAATTTAAATGACCTGTAAATTGTTTTTCTAATGGATTTAATGAAAATGTATAACAATAATATCCTGTAGGTATAGAATTATAATATTTTTGTGTTGATATTATATTATTAAAATAACTATCATCCATTGCATTAAATAATCTTTTACCATTTACTTCAATCATTATACTATTTATTAATGATATTTCATTTATTATTATATTATTTTTAAATTGATATTTTAAATACATCATAATAATATAATTTTTTCTATTATCAGATATTGTTTTATCTAAATATTTATCTTCATAATACATTATATATTTTAATAAATCATCATTCCATTTATCTATACTACCAAATACTTTATTTAATCTATCTATTCTATTATTATTTGATTTATAATTATTATATTCTATATTATTTTTATGAATAATTTCTATATCTATCGCATATTCTTTTTGTTTATCACTTGTATATATATATTTATTATTTATATATAATATATAATATTTATAACTTATTATATATCTATTATATCTGTCATCATAATCTTCTATATATTCAGTTTTATATGTTATATTATTATTAGATATAGGTTTAGTTATAAAAAATATTTCTTTTACTAATCCTGATATTTTTTTATTTATAGTAATTATATTATCATTTAAATAATTATAAGTTATTGGTTGATATCTTTCTATAATATATTCATGAGATAATGAACCAAATAATTTTCTTTCTTCTATATCTAATAAAATACAATCAGATATTAAACTTATTTTAACATAAGGTATATTATTACTAAATATTTTATTATCTAAATTATTATTTAAAATATTTTTTAATTCATTTAATTTATATTCTAATTTAATTTCTGTATTATTCATAGCAACTGTTGGTAATGCTAATCCAGGATTTAAACTATACCAATATATTAATGGTATATATAAAGACCATCCATATTTATTTTTCTTAATTTTAGTAATATTATTATATTGTTTTCTTTTTTCATCTGATAAATATAAATAATAATGTATATTAAATATATCTTCATTAATTTCATCAATTAATTGATTATTAAAATATAATTTAATATATTTAAATATTTTATTATATGATATTATATTAGGTTCTTCAATATTAATAATATTTGTAATATTATTTGTATTTTTTAATTTCATATTATCCGATTGTGATAATATAATAGGATCATATATATTTTCAATATCATAGTTATCATATGATATTAAATAGTAATTAGATATAGTATCTGTATTATTAATAATATCATAATCATTAACATTATTCATAAATACATCAATATCATTTAATGATTTTTGTTCATCATATAATGCAAATTGTAATGATTCTTGATAATATGAAATATTTAATATATTATAATAAATATTATCTTCTAATGAATAGGAATAATTATCATTAATATCTATTATATCATTAAAACTAGTTATATAATATATATTATTATTATTATGATATATTATAAATATTTTTCCTTCAATTATATAATTTTTATTATTATTATTTAAATATAATAAAATATCAGTAGGTTCATAATAATTATTTTTTATAGTAGATAAAGAAGTTTTAATTTTATATAAATATTTTTTATATTCAATACCATTATTTGTATATGGTAAAATATAAAAATTATTATTAGTATATTGATAATTATTCTGAAATTTAATATTATATTTTTTATTTAATTTAGGAATTATTATATTAGTTAATTTATTTGATGGTTCTATATAATATTGATAAAAATTTATATCTCCTAATATTTTATCATATTTCCAATTTATTATTAATGTATTTAAATTTAAAATAAAAGTATCTTTATCTATAATATTATTATTAATTTTATAATAATAATTTTCTTTAATAATTATTAAATCTTCTGGTAATGTAATTATTATATTAGTATCAGTATAATAATATGATTTTATAATCCATTGATTCTTTATTATATAATTGATATTATTTAAATCATATAATTCAGATAATATAAATGAATTATTATTATATATTTGTATAGATTTTTTATTAATATCATCTGGTTCATATTTATTATTATTTATATCAATGTCATTATATTTATTATATATAAATATATCTGATATTTGAGTTAATATTATATTATCATTTATTTTATATAAATACTTATTCAAACAATTTATTTGTAAAATTTTATTAGTATTTAAATGATTTAATTTCTGATTATGATATATTTTATTAAAATTATAATTTAATTCACTATTATATATACCCATCAATAAATTATCATTTAATATATTTATATTAAATGGTATATATTTATTATTATTATCATAAATAATAAATTCATTAAAATCATTACTATTATAATTTATATTATTATCTAATTCATGATAATATAATACTTTATTAGTATTATTTATATTTGGTATAATTTTATTTATTATTATAATATCTTTATTTATTATTAATATTATATTATTAATATAATATCCATTATCATCTTTATTCAATAAAAAAAAATTATTATTAATATTAATATATGTATTATTACTTATATAATTAAAATTCATATTATAAAATGTTAAATATAATTTATCATTACTAATATATGTTTCTTTTATACTCATATATTTTATTAATTCAAATAATTCTGTAGATAATATATTATTAGATTTAATACATACTGTAATATTTGTATTATTTTTACTTATTATAAATAATTCAGATTGATAATAATATATTTTATCTATATAATTATAATTAATATT